TCTAATTTCTTACTTAATTCAGCAATTGAGTCCGCGCCACTCATCAACTCTTCACGAATACGCTTCAAGAACTCAGGGCGCTCTTTCTCCACTTCTTCATGGATTTTAGCGCTGAAATCTTCAGCTTTGTTTTTGTATTCTTTTACAACGTTATCGATTTCAAGCTGTATGATGCGAACTTTTTCGTCAATTTCTTTGTTTCGTCTTTCAACTTCATTCGCAATAGATTGTTCGAATAGTGATTCACTAATACCACTAACAGCCTCTCTAATAGCTTGTTGACGGCTCGCACGGTCTTTAGCTTGTAAGGTTTGATAATCTCCAAGTTCAGCAACTGAACGGTTATTATCCAATTTATCGATGACCAATTTGTGGATTCTAGCTTCAAAAGCGATTCCAATCTGGTCTCTTACGATTCCGACGCTGTCACCAATCCAAATATCTTGCTCAATCGCATTAGCTAAATCTAGGAGATTAGCTTTGAACGTAACGATTGGAACTGATAAGCGTTGTAACTCTTTGTAAGTCGCTTTTAACAACTCGACAGGGTCTTCAATATCCTCATTAGTATATACACCGAAACGATGCTTAATAACTCCATTCTGATGTAATCCATAGATATTTCTAGCAGTTTCATTTGTTACATAATTCTGCCCTGCTGGTTTGTCAACGGGGTCGCCATTTGCAACCGACCAAACAACATCTTTAAATTGGATTCTACGACCATAACCGCCAGTAGCTTCTCCATTTTCATCCGTGATTTCTTCACCCTTACCACGACCAATAAGAGCTGTTACAACCTCGTCAGACGATTCTTCATAGGTTATGTTTAGGATGTTAGAACCATACTCGAATTGATGTCCAGTAACGTGTCCAAAACGCTGGTTGATGTCAATATATCTTCCGATGATTTTATTTTCTACAAAGGTATATCTGACTTTAAACTCGCAAGCGTACGATTCAATTATTTTAACAAGCGCTTGACGAACTGAAATATAGTAGAAACTCAATTTCCCTACTCGAGTCAAGCCGTCTACATTTCCTAATTGGTATCCTGTTCCTTCTAATATTCCGCCTAATACTTGTTCAGCGGTTCCCTTAGGACGCTTATTCTCGATGATGAATGAATGTAAGTCACTTTCCGCTCTGTCTATACCTTGAATAGTTAAGCCAAGGTCATAAGATTTTTCAGAAATTCTGAATAAACAAAAAACCCCGTCTCTCGATTGAAAACCGAAAAACTGGGCTTCTTTGATAATGTTAGGCTTGTAATCTACAGGGATTTCAAAACTTGCTCTATCAAACTGATTTAACTCAATCGTATGAGTGAACTCTGCAAGGCTCGCTTCATCGATTACATCAATCAATTCTTCTGTCTGATTGAATAAATAAATCATGCGAACACCTCTTTGTACTCAATACTGTTTAATGTCGCACCTTCAACTTGAAATGTATTAGCGCCTTTTTGAAGTTTAAAATATCGACTGTTGACCATATCGAAGTTCATCAACTCGTTTCTGCCGTTTAACGTGATTTCTCTAGTCTCACAATTAACAATCAGACTTGAACCTTCAACGTAAGTAGCTTTTAGACGAATGTATTTTTGAGTTTCAAGGTGTAATATGCGAATTTCAGAACTTGCTTGCGTTGTAAGGTACAAAATAGGCTCTGTTGGAAAATCTCCGTTATATGTCACCTTGTTACTTCCTGAATTTTTAGGCTCTGTATACTTGAAAGGGTCGTAACAAATGAAATGTAGTTTGATAACAGTATCGTTTGCATCTTCCAATTCTGGTTTCTTGACTTTAGAAAAAATTGCTTTGTAGTATCTCTCTCCATCATCACCAAACTCTAATTTTTTAGCTTCACGAGAAAACAACAAGCGATTTAAACGCTCGTACTGTTTTCGCATGCCTAAATCAGTATATCCAGTTAGTCTGACTTGTATCTCAATTTCGCGCTCTTTGTAAGTAGCACCATACAAATATTGACCATCTCTACCTTTGATAGTTGCTGTTTCATGGTGAAAATCAAGGACGTCCCGTCCCGTGGTATTCGCCACAAAGAACGTTCCGTCCTCGTTATTCATTTCTTGATTGAGGCTTACACCACCAAATTGAACTTCTAAACCAGAATTAAATGATGGTGCGCCTTTTGTTGTGTCGTTAAAAATATACATTTAAGTCACCATTAAAGGCTTGAAGCCTTCAATCTTATCCTTTCTTCTTTATTTTGGATGTTGGAAATATCCGATACAAAGGCTCTGAAATCATTTGAGCCTAATGCAAGGTTAATAACAGCAGGTTCTTTTGTTTGGTTAACTTCATAAGTAGCTGACAATGTACCTGATACATTATTAGAGAAATCGCCTTGTAAAGCATTAGACATAGCTGAAACTCTAGAACCTGCATCATCGAACATCGAACGAATACCGTCCGCCATTCCAGATACATTACCTTTGACTACTTCAAAACCACTCATTAAAGCAGTGTTGAAACCGCCCATGATAACTTGCCCTGCAGGGATAAGTAATCTACGGTCATAAGAGATAGGACCTTTATGTTGCGCAATCCAGTTCGCTACTCCTCCGATAAAGTTCTTAACACCCTCGAATGCAGCTTTCAAACCACCAAGGAAGCCGTCAATAATAGCTTTACCTGCTCCAAATAAGTCGATGTCCCATAATTTACCGAAGAATCCTGTAACTGCATCAATTACGCTAGAAACACCGCTTTTAAGTAAATCTAACGCGCCCAAGAAACCTTCTTTCATAGCGTTACCAACATTTATTACAGTCTCTTTAATTGCGTTGATTGCACCGCTAATAAATTCTTTAATACCATCCCAGATTGTTGTTACAGTATCTTTAATAGCTCCCAAAACAGTACTAATGATGTCCTTAATTGCATTAATGACAGTTGAGATGATTGTTTTAATACCATTCCAAACAGTCTCCGCTATTCCTTTAATTGCCTCCCAAGCACCACTCCAATCACCTTTGATGATAGATGTAACTGTTTTGATGATGCCTGCTATGACATTCAATACTGTTGAAATAACCGTCGAGATGACAGTCCATACAGTCTGAACAATCGTAGTAAATACATTCCAAATTGAACTCCATACATTTTGAACAATTTGCATGTATGTTGTAATCACGTTTTGGATAACTTGGATAGCGTTTGTGATAACTTGTTGAATAGCAGTCCAAACCGCTTCAACGACCGACGTAAGTGTATTCCAAACATTTGTAGCAACTTCTACAATACCATTCCAGATATTAGACATGAATTCTGCGAAGCCGTTCCACAAACCTTTGATTGTTTCAATGACAGGCGTTATAAATTCAACAAAGCCATTCCACGCGCCTGTAGAAACCTCTACAATGCCATTCCAAAGATTAGTGAAGAACTCTGTTAATGCGTTCCATACGTTCTTAAACGTTTCAACAACTGTTTTCGCTACTTCTACAACACTATCCCAAACCGTCTTCGCTATTGAAACGATTCCGTCCCATAATGCTGAGAAGAACTCTGTTAATGCGTTCCATACGTTCATCAACGCTTCCACAATTGGTTGTGCACCTTCTACAAAGCTGTTCCAAACATTTGAAGCAAAGGACTTAATGCCTTCCCAAAGTCCAGAAAAGAAATCCACAATGCTATTCCACGCATTCTTAATGGCATCTATTACTGGTTTAGCTTTCTCTAAGAAACTATTCCAAGCATTTGAAGCCGTTTCTTTGACGCTGTTCCATAGATTAGAAAACCATTCGACAACGCCATTCCAAGCATTTTTAATGCCTTCCCAAGCTTTTGAAGCGACGTTGACAATGCCGTCCCATAAACCTTTGAAGAAGTTTCTGAAACCTTCGCATTTATTCCATAGAATGACGAACGCTACACCAATTGCCACGATTGCAGCAATCACTAAACCGACTGGTCCAAGGAAAGCAACTATTGCACTAACTACCGAACCAATCCATCCGCCAACTTTACTGAAAATGTTTAGTCCGATTAGTGCGCCCTTAGCAATTTTTGAACTACCTGACAGGAATGTTAAAGCTGAACTAGCGGCTTTAGAACCTTTAGCAATACCAGATAAGGCTTTTCCTACTTTTACGGCATTATCTAACCCTTTGAAAACAGCCTTAGCCCCACCAACTACCTTGCTTAGTCCAGTTAAAGCACTTACCACAGGTTTTATTGCTCTTTGAGCAACTTTAAACCCAATAAACGCAGACGCTATCGCTCTAATCTGTTCAGGACTTAGACTTTGAACCACTTTAGCAAAAGCTTTTATCGCTTCTGAAGCTATTGACAATCCTTTACCAATCTTTTCTCCAAAAGAAGCCATATCGCCACCAGAAAACACTGAAAATACTTTCTTGATAGCTTCCCAAACTTCGCTCAATGCCTGTTTAAAATCAGAAATCGCACTTGTATTTGTGAAACCTTGCCAAAATTCCTTAATTTTAGCAACGGCTGAACCCACGAATGAGGTTATTTTCTCAATCACTGCATCAAAATCAATCTTGCTTACAAAACTCTCAATCCCTGAGGCTAGTTTATTAAAATCAACCTTATCAATCTGATTCATAATCGCTTCTAAAGCCTTGATACCTGCTTTAGATAACGTATCAAAAGCGGGCTTGAGTTTGTTTGATAGTGACTCTTTCAACCCGTCCATAGCTTGGTCTATAGTCTTATAGCTTGTAGCCATATCTTGCATGGTCGCCCCTGCACGTTTAAACGCTTCAGCGAAATCATCCGTTTTAACTTCTCCATCTTGAATTTTGGTAATCAATTCATTGAGCGACATTCCCATTTGTTTAGCAACTTCGCTCATACCTGCTGGAGCTTGTTCCATCATAATTTTAAAGTCTTGCCACGTTAACTTTGGTTTAGCTAGAGCCTGTACCATTTGTTGAGATAGGGATTTCATCGCTTGTTTAGGATTTTCAGACGATGCCGCAAGGCCACCCATAGCCTTTACAAGTTCGTTGCTATCATTACGACCGATTGCCGCCATCTGTGAGAACGTACTAGCCATGTCTGAGGCTGAGTAGATAGTTTTCGTCGCATAATCTTGCATTGCCTCTTTAGCTTGGTTGATTTGGTCTTTGCCCCAACCTAGCTTACTAAGGTTTCCATCAAACGTATCCCATGCTTTTTTGGAACTATTCAACTCACCGACCATTTCGCCCATTGTACTTTTGATACTTCCAAAAGCGGATTTAATCGCTGAGCCAACAAGTTCAGCACCAAGCATCGATTTAAACATCGAGCCGCTCTTTTCTGAAATCTTATCAAAAGCGGTTGACGACTTTTGAAGTCCGTTGATTGCTTTCTGCAAACCGTTCAGAGTAGAACTCATTCCTTTATCGACCGCAGTTAATACTGCTTCGACTGAATAAGTTTCTGCCATTATATACCTCCTTTCATTACGTATTCGCTCTCAGTAAGAGCTCTTTATCTTTGTCTGAGAGTTGATACTTTTGTTTAGTATCTTTTTTCTTGTAAAAATCACTGTACTTTTTGTATAAAGGAGTTTTACCGTCCGATTTAGTTGCCTCTACCTGTCTAGTTAACCAAGCGGAACGATGTAAGAGTTCATCTTCATCTTGCTTTCTTAATAACACTCCAGTCATCAACAAGTCATACTCGTACATTGTCATACGACCTATCTCGTTCATGTCAGTAATGTTTAAAAATCGAACACAATTTATAATGATTTCCTCAAACGTTTCTAGAGATGATTTCTCAATTATTTCTTCTTGAGACCTTGGTTCATCTCCTGTAGCAAAGACTTTCCTGCATTTGATTCGCTTAATTCTTGAAGTACATCATCGAATAATTTTTCTAGGTCTTCGCACTCTTCAACGTAAGTTTCAACCTCAGTTAATGAAGGTCGAGGGCTTTCTGTAACTGTTCCGTAGTAGATGACATCAGCTAATGATGCGATATTCTTAGCGTACAATTCAGGGATTTTAGCAGATAACGCCATTCCGAATTTTAAACCTTGCTGTTCGATTGGATAAGCTTTATCAAGCGCTCGAACGAATTTCACGCCAAATTTTACGTTGTATGTTTTATCATTGATTTTTAATTGCATTGTTGTTTTCTCCTTTTTCTAAAAAATACAATAAAAAAGAGAGGCGTTAACCTCTCTTAATTTCTACCCACCGACACCAGGTACAGGACTTGCTGGACTAGCTGTTCCTTTGGTTGTATCAGCAAACTCGTACTGAACCACTTCTGCTTGACTAGTGCTTAAAGTTGCATAACCTTTAACCCCAGTACCGTTGACTGCGAACTCAAGTTCCAACTCGATTAAGTCTTCTGCGTTTTTAGTTTTCTTGAATGAAGTCAAGTAACCTTGATAATACACAGCTTCGAATTTGTTTCCTTGTTTTTTAGCATTCTTTTCAATTTCCCAAACTTCTACAAGTTCACCTTTGTCCATAGCTGTTTCTAACTTAGCAACAAGTTCATCATCCTCTGCCATGATTGTAGTTGCGGTAATTGAAACTTCAATACCACCTACAGATTGTAATACTCCGTCTTTAGTTTTGACTGAGTTAGTGTCACGGCTCTTTTCTGTTGAGTGTTCAGTTTGGAATGCTAGTTTAGCACCGTCCGCTTTGCTTGCTTCGCTTAATAAGCGAAATAATAAAATACTATCAATACCTTTTTTTGCAACTGGCATTTATTTAACCTCTTTCCTTATAAAATTGTAAATACTAGACGAACACGACCACGCTTGAGCGGTTCGATTGTCGTGTTGTCGTCAAAAAGCGATATTGTAGATTGTGAGATATTTAAGGCTAAATAATAGCCGTCTGCCTCACTAATCTTCATCGCTTCAGCTAAGATACTCGAACACATATCTGATACTTGTTTACGTTTTTTACGGGTACTCCACACCGATAAGACCAATTCGACTGTGCCTTTCACATCCGTTTTATTTGGAACAAGTATGGAAGTCGTATCTTCCAACTCTACAAACGGATAAGGAACGTCATCGTCTGGTTTATAATCGTATGTTTTAAAACCCAAAAAAAGACAACGTTTAAATACGTTGTCAAAAACTGCTTGCTCTCTTGATTTCATTTAACCAACCTTTCCAAATCATTTTTAAAAAGTCTTTTCTGGTCATCAAAAGCTGGTTTGATAAACGGTTGTGCGCTCATTTTGCGAGTTCCTAACTCAACGTAAGCAGCATAATCAGTTCCTGGTGCCACTTTATATTTGAACCTACCGACTTTACTACTATTGACAGAAATAGACCTTTTTGTCGCCCCTGTAGGCTTGACGAAATGTTTATTTTTGCCTCTACCTTCATAATGACCTCTAAACTTGGAAGCGTTTATAATCGCTTTTCTTTGCATTTCCGTACCGTTTTTCTCAATGATACGCTCCATTTCTTCCATTTTAGCGACTTTTTGAAGTTTCTTTTGTAGTTTTTCAAGTCCTTTTAATTCAAAACGTACATCAGCCAATAGAATTATCCTTTTCTAAATAGAATACTCTCCCAGACTGCTTATCTGCTCTGCATTTATAGCGTTCTTTTCGATAATTGAGATAAGTGAATGAGATTTTAGGCGTGTTTTGGAAATAAACCACTTTTGAACCTCGTTTATATTCACCAAAAACTGCAACTTGCTTATCAATTCCAAGGTCCATTACATGAACTGGAACGATAAGTCTTTCTTCTTCGTTTGAAGTATATTCGCCTGTTGCTGGATTATACTCTTCTTGTTGCTTAGTGATAATCTCCACTCTTTCGTTATATCTCATAGCATCTTAAACCCCGCATTAAATGTTTTTGAACAAACTCGCTTAATTACGCTATCGTATTCTTTAAAATCATCAGAGTTAAATGTCATAGACGTGCCTTCTAGGGATTGATTGCTCATCCCTTCAGCGCCTATTCTGTTGAATCGTTTGATAATGACCTCGGTGATAATATACTCAAGGCCTTCTGGGACATCATCTACACCTGCGTAAGCTAAAAAATTAGCAGTTGTTAACGTTGCTATGGTTGTCAGTAACTTATCTTGAAGATTGTCCTCAATCCCTAGCAATATCTTCGCTTGAGTGATATTTTCCATGCTATCCCTCCAATACTGCGATAAGTTCCTCTTTGTTCAACGTTGAATAACCTTTGATATTACGTTCTTTCGCAATATCTTGCAGTTCTTTAACTGTTAAGTCGCTATAATTGATAGCTTCCGTTTCAGCAGGCTTTTTAGGGTGATGTCGTCGTAACATCATTCCCATTAAGCACCTCCGAATTTAACAACTTTAGATGGGTCGTACAAGTAAACACCGTAGTGTTCGTCCCCAGTGATAACTGTAGTTTTCTTTAAAATATCGCGGTCTGTTTCAACAGCCACATCACGTTTAAGGTTGATAACAAATGCGCCATATTTAGCAACATCGTCTGTATCTGTTTCAACTGCAGAAACCTTAACAAGGAAACCTTTACCTTTGTCAACTTTCTTAGAGCGTACAATTTGAACGCCGTGTGCTTCACCGAATGTACCAGATACAACGATGTTAGCGCCGATTTCTGAACCACGAACCCACTCTTTAGCAGTGTCTTTACGCAAAGCAATAGCATCTTCAGGATTGATAAGCGCAACATAGCGCGCGTCTTCTTCGTCCGTGAAGACTGCTAAGGCTTTATCAAGTGCATCACCAGTTGTAGGTGCTTCAGCAACAAATTGAGTAGCTTTCTTAGCTTCTTCAACTAAGTCATTGTCTACTTTATTCGCAATAGCTAAGGCGATTTGTTCAGCCGCTTGACCGATAGGGTCACCAATACCTGAAAGAACAGCTTCGTCTGTTAATTCAATACCTTTACCCGCTTTTTTAATAGTCATTGTAGACTTCTTAGTAGTTAATTGGTCAGGCACGATTGCTTCGCCTTCCGCAATATCTTTAGCGTCTCCAGAGTATTCCCACTTTGGAACTGTAACAGTGTTTCCTGGTTGTCCAACAAGCTTACGTTCAACGTATGCAAGCGGTGTAAATTTAATCATTTTTGGTAATTTAGCTGAAACCATGTCAGCCATAACTTCAGGGTTTACTAATTGTGCAATTTTAGTTTGTGTCATTTATATATTATCCTTTCAATTTATGGTATAGTTCGGGGTTATTTCGCAGTAATTCATTTCTACTTTGATAACCCATTCTGTTGAATTGTTCTTTTGTAATCTCACCAGCCGAAGTGTCTTCCATCTTCTTCGGTGTCTTACCTTTTAGTTTTTCACCGACTTTCTTATCGGCTAAATCATTCACTAAAGCTACAAAGCTCTCTACAGCCTCTTGTGTGCTCTCTGCTGTATCTTTGACAACAAGACCTAGGATTTTATCATCGACTGCAATACCGCCCTCAGAAAGCATTTTTGAAGCTTCTCGCTCTAGTCCACTACGATTGATTTTAGCTTCAAGTTCAGCAATGTATGCTCTTTGTTTTTCTTGTTCATACTCTGCTTTCTGAACCTCATTCATCTTACGTAGTTTTTCAGCTTCATCCATCTTAGCTTGATACTCTTTTTCAGCAGAACGCTTGGCCTTAGCTTTTTCTTTCTGAATAATTTCATCCAGCTGAGATTGTGTGAATGTTTTTTCTGTAGTTTTTTCTTCTTCTTGAACGCTAGCTTGTTCAAGTTCAGTTTCAACTACAGGTTCTTTAATTTCTTCTGCCATGTTAGGCCCTCCTTTTTAAGTCCGAGTGGACTGTTATCCTTAGCTTTTAATGTCTTCAAAGTTTGGACAATATAAAAACCGTACGGGATTCCGTACGGTTAGATTATTTTGAAATTTATTCTTTTTTGAGTACAAAAAAAGCACTTAGATTTCTCTAGGTGCTTTGGTAATTAGCTGAATATTACTTCTTTATCAACCAATTCGTCATCTGTATAATCGATTGTAAAAGTGTCTTGTTCTAAGATAGTTTTAGGTGGCGTTGGTCTGAAAAACGGAATACTATGAACTTTGTATTTTTTTCCTCCAATGTCCACAAATTGGTTCATCTTCAATTTTGAGAAGTCAGGATTTTCAACAGTGATAGAAACAAGACGGTTTGCAATTTTATAAACATCAATAATCTTATTCTTCATGTTTCTTCAACTCCTTTAATTTTTGCTTGTATTTTTCCAGAGCATTTTCTGTTTGTCTTTGTTCAGATTTTGGAATATTAAACTCTTCCGCTACAGATATTAAGTACTCTTGAGCTTCTATTTCTGCTAAAATTTTACTTCCTTCACCATCTATAACTAATCCATTCTTGAATTGTTTAGCATGGAATAATTCCTCTAATATTTCTGATATCAGTGGTCTTTTCTGCAAAACAACCAAGTCACGCCCTAGACAACATGCATCGACTCCTCGAGTCTTCAAATACTCAGCGGCTTTGTCATCTTGCCATACAAAACCACCTGACTCTTTAAAGTTTCTCAGTAGTTCTTTTTGTTTAGTGATATTAACCGGTCGGCGCTTATCAGGATTTTTATTTCTATCCACACCCTGATTATACATCTTTTCCCCGTCTTTAACAATATACTTGCTAGATTGGTTTTTATTATTCATATCAGCATGTAAAAACTCTTCATCTCTACCTACACGCTTTAAATCTATCAAAAAATGCGGAACCGTCGTGCATCGACAGTTGGGATGAAATGGTGGTGCGTTCAATGCTGGAACCAACTCAGATACTTTAAATATCCTCCTGTTGAACGGTTGGCAAATCGGACACGCTTTTAATTCGGTCATGACTTCAAACCATTCAACACCATTAGAATCATAGTTGGCCTTCTGAGCCTCTGAATATACCCTTGCTGATTCTGTCACTGCTAACCGTCTAGCGTATCCATAGGAAACATCAAACTCTTTTTTTAGACTGTTAATCAGAACGTTTGTGCCTTTACCTCTCAAAACAGTATCGGCAACTCCTTTTTTAACAATGTTTCTTAATTCGTTTTGTCTTTCCCAAACTCTAGACGACCACGTTGCATTGTTGAAATTGGCATACACGATAGAGTCAGCAGATATTTTTGAAGCTTCAAAACTTCCAAGTGTCATATTCAAAACACCGGCACTAAACAGATTTTCACGTCTGATTGATTCAATCAAGTGCTTATCAATTATTTCAAACTCATTCAAAGCTAAATCGTATTGATGCAACTTGATATTCGCTTGCAACACTTCTAAACGACTTGTTTTCATCTTTAAGTTGTACAATCTCATCAAGTCATTTTCCGCTCTTGTGAAATCATCGCTTGTTACTTTCTGACCGCGTTTTCTCAATTGGTTGGCTCGTTCGACTAACTGTCTAGCTTTAAACTCGACACTAACCATATCAAGACTATCTGCTCGTTGTTTAGCTTCTAACTTCGTGATTCCTTCTTTATTAGCATACATTTGCCAAAAGCTATCAATTTCCTTTTGAATATTATTGGCGTGTTGTTGATAGATACCGTGCAGTTGATAAGCTACTCTCTTATCTGCTAGTTCCCTATCCTTTTCTTCAGCACGATACCTATCTTCCCAATACTTACTGTCCAACATCTGCTATAACTTTCTGACTTTCATTTATTTCAGCGTCCGAGTAGATTTTTTGTTTTTCCAAACGAGTCTCAAGGTCGCCCATAGCTTCCTCTTCACGCTCCATTTTTTGGATTTCTTTTTGCGGGTCATCAACAATAGATAAAACGGAGAGCTTAGTTTCCTCTGACACTTGCCCAGATAACTGTCCGACAATCTGCGCTTCTTCCAGAAGATTTCTTGGTACATTTCTAGTAAACGTGTAGGTTAAACCTGTCCATGCATCCTCATAAACAATTGTCAAAGGAACGCTAAACACAATTTGATACAAGCGATTGAATGCAGATTGTAGTTTTCTGTCTTTCATCCGAGCTAGGTTATCCATAGCCTGCAATTTAAAAGCAAGAGCAGTTCCAGATGAATTCCCAAACTCAGATTCCGACATGTTAGCAACCATTGAAATAGCAAAGATAGACTCTTTCAGCAAACTAATCAGATTCTCTTGAGTCGTATCTGAATTTGGCTTCTCCAAGAACCCTACATCTGGAAGAGGCCCGTCACCGTTTTTCCAAAGATTGAAAATTCTATTCTCTCTGATTTGTCCAGCATCTTCTTCCTGTAATTCAACGCCAAGCACCTTCAAATAAGCATCTGCAAAATAATCTACATCATTCGCTTTTTCACTCGCTGCCTTATTTAAAGCATTAATCAATGTCTTGACGCTTTCAAAAATGCTTTGGCGTTCTTCATTCTCAATCACTTCAACGACTGGAACGGAACTATAGATGTGCTGAGTACGCTCACCGAATTTTACTGTTCCGCCCGTAGTGAATGTAGCTTCAATGATTTCATCATTTGTGATAACTTGACCAACACCTGTGTTCTCGTTCTCGTTGAACGTGTATCTCACTGCGAACAACGGACGTTCTTCAATGCTGTTATCATGCACGATGAACATATTGATAGGACTGTTATACGTCGCTCTAGTTTGTTTGTACTCGTCTTGATAAATGTAGATGAACGCATGACCAAATATGCTAGACATCTTAGCAAGTTCAAACTCTGAATCTTCCATGTCGTTAATCTTACGAAAATGAGCGATAAACTTATTCACATTTTCATCATCATGCTTGATTTTAACTGGAACACCAATCTGATAACCTGTAAACGTATCGACAATGTACTTAGCGTAATTAAACACCAAGCGGTTATCAGGTTTCCAGCTATCTTTCTTAGGCATTTTCAAAACTTCATGTTGTGAGAGATACATATCCTCGCTTTCAACATAATTCTTAACTAGCTTACTCATGTGAAGCCTAATCGCTTCAGTAACGACTTCTTCTGTCACTTCATCGCTTTTTGTCGTTATAACTTTTCGTTTGTTAACAAAAACTTTTGCCAATTTTAAAAGCCTCCTTTAAATAGTTTGATGTTTGATTTATATATTCTGTCTTGCAAAGCGTATCTAATCGCATCGATGCAGTGGTTATAGCTATCTACTGGCTCATTGATGTACTCATTTGTCTTTCTGTCTTTCTTCCAAGTGTAATTTTCAAGTTCTTCAATCAGCTTCACGCATCTTTCATCAACAATCCAATCGTACTGTAAGAGATACTGAATACCTTGTATGACTGACCCAGGACCTTTCTGCACATCAACAACCCTAGGAATACCAAGATTTCGCAATTCTTGATTAGATTTCTTTTCAGCGCTATCTGCTCGTATCTGCTCTTTAGCATATCCAAGCGCCTTGATTGCTTCTGCTATCTTGTCATTCGTCAATCCTTTTTTTACAAACTCCTCAACAGCGTATAAGCGCTTGTTAGCATCGTCTATCCTTACATGAAGCAAGGCTGATGGGTCATTGATAAAACCGTAGTCAAGACCAAAAAAAGCTGGCAAGTGCGCCAACTCGTCTTTATTAAGCAATCGTTTTTCATACTTAGGGAATACCAATTTATCAAGTGTCGCAAACTCACCCAAAGCGTAAATTTTGTAGTACGCTTCGTTTCTGTTGGCTAGTTCCTCGATATTCTCTTTAGTTAAGTCATCCAAGAAACGATTATCTTTATACGTCGTTTGATAAACCACTGTATTCTTAGGATTTCTCACAAAAAAAGCATTATATACCCAGTTTGCTTTGGATACCGGGTTAAACATCAAATAGATTTGTTTCTGTTTATGCACTTTATCCCTTAAACGCAACGTTAGCTGTGTGTAATCATCAAGCGTAAACTCAGACGCTTCTTCCATGACCACGTCGGAAATACCTTTGATGGACTTAATTTTCTCTGGGTTATCCATCCCTTTGAAAATCAACTCGGCACCGTTCGGTAATTCAATACGAAAGGCACTCATGTTAACCTTGCACAAATTAAGTATCCCAAAATAAGATAATGTCGCTTGAACATCCGCAAACACTGAGTCACGTACCGTAGAAGCAACCTTACGCAGCACTAATATTTTTCGTGGTTTGTTCCATGACTTTAGCGCTTTAAGAATTATCTTTTGAAACACTCCATGACTTTTGCCAGACGAAGCCCCTCCGTAATGCACCTCTGTGAAGGTGTCGTAGTCAAATAGATGTTCATAGATATGCTTATTGAAAACACGATTAGGACGGTCGATGATGATGTTGATTTTCGGGTTAGCCTTCATCGTCATCCCAATCACCTACTTTGATGTCGATATTCTTTCGAGTGATTTCTTGCCTATCCAAGAACAAACCGTAACGCTTGCCAAGGTCAACCGCTGCACTCTTTCTCGTGGACACATTCGGTTTAGCATCCATGACTTTTTGATATCCGTCACCATCAAGAACTAATAAAGGCTCTGTGATTTCTCCACGCATAACTGCCGTTAAAAACTCAAGCACTTCTTGTTGGTCTGCGACACGTTCGGACTTTAACTTTTCTAGTTGTTCATCTATATATGCTTTTATGATAGCTTTTGATAGCAAGCGACTTCCATTCACTTGAGCAACTTTATCTCGTTTTACGTTTGGATAAGCCTTTTTATAAGCCTGAGTAGCATTCAAGCTGATGATGTACTCATCGGCAAATTTCTGTTGTTTTTCGGTCATCCCATTTTCCATCACCTCGTTTCATTGCATACAAAAACCCCTCAAGCTGGAGGGCTTGAGAGGAAAAAAATAAAGGAGTCTAAACCACGAGAAAAAAGAATGTCTTTTCCCACAACTTCTACATGATAACTATACCATAGATTTATTAGTACTACTCAGTACAGAGTCGTCTTTTTTAGTACATCTTTCGATTTTTTTAACAGCTTCATCATGAAGAATAAAAAGCGTTGTTTTAGATATTTTTAATTCTTCAGCAATCTCATCCCAGTTTTTAGAAGAGATGTATTTCATCCAAATGATTGTTCGTTCTTTAGAATCGTCCAATTGCTCAATCGCTTTAATCAGTTGATATTTCAAATCAATCAAGTTATCCACTTTTTCGTTAATGTAATCATTCAAATTGATTATTTTAACGTATGCATCGTCTTTAAGACCTACTTTCGACTCTTGAACATTCACTTCTTTTAGAGAAGGAGATTTTAAGAAAGAATTATTTAAACGGTCTAACTCTTCTATTTTTGTTTTTATTTCCAAATCGATTAAGCGAATTTGCTTCAATTGATGTTTAATTCCCATTTTTCACATCCTCTCTAATCCGATTCATTAAGGTCAAACCAAATTCTTCAGTATTTGATAAATAATCAAAATATTGACTTAAAAAGAACCGCTCACAGTCCATTTTCATATTCCACGCTGTCCGATGATGCCTATTTTTAAAATGCTTCTCTTTTAAATTCCAATCGGACTTTACAATCCCTTTGGAAAGCAAGTATCTTAAGGCTATTTTGTAATCATCCACCGCTCTTTCTATGATTCCAGCGCATAATCCGTAATACCCTCTACTGTCCATTATTCACCTCACAATAGAGCCTCTAACTTATCAATTTGAAATCCTGCCCACGCTTTTGACTTATCGCTTAGTTCATCATCAATAGCAACGACTGGAAGAGCTTGCCAGCCATAATGTCTCAGTAGCTCCAACGCTCCTGGATTAGCTTCGATGTCTACTGCTTCAAACGGAATCTTGTTCTGAGTCAGCCACATCTTAGTCATTTCACATTGCATACATCTAGGTTTAGTGTATACTGAAATCATTCATTACCCTCCTTTGACGAAATAGCCAGCCCGAGGATTTTCTCTGTGTTGATTGTTGCGCTTTTCGTCTTTCCTGTTGACATACTAACGTAATTAAAATCCATAGATTTTCCATCATCATTCAAAATAGTTACATTATCAAATTTGAATGTTTTTCCATTTTCTAAAAATAAAATAAGTTCCATTGTTATCCCTCCATAAATACTCTTTTGTTAATCCTGATAACTATTGTGTTATCAATTGGTTCATCAATCACTATCGCTGAATCTACTGGAAGAGTATCGAGCATATCTTTTACTGCTTGTTCGTAATTTGTTTCTTTTTTCTCTTCCTTAATGCATTTTTCTAATTCAATATGTTCCATTATTTTTTCAATATAATGAATATCTGAATCTATAGTATTCTTTGACCTATATATAGCTACTAATGACATAACAATCGATAAAATATTTACGATAGTTAGTATTGTTAAAAGTACATCCATTGTTATTCCTCCTCACAATCCACGAATAGAGCTTTTATTTCATCCCCAAACAATTCAACCGCACGTTCGGCGTCTTCTTTGTTTTTGAAATAGCCGAAATTGTTAAAAGAACAACCTAGAACTATCCAGACGACTTTAATACAATCTTCCGCAGTCGAATAGAATAAATAATATTTTTCTTTATTATTACTGAAATTCGGCTCCCATCCATCATTGCATTCGTCACGAAACGCTTTAAATCGTGTTAGTAGGTTTCTGCGTTTCCTTTCGAGTTCAGCTGCTTGTCCGGTTGGAAAGATATTGCCTTGATTAAAAATGTCGAAAGAACCCCTTCTACAATCCCAATAACTAGAAAATATTTCTCCGTCTGAATCCAAAACGCACACTTCATCCCCATATTCATACGGGCATTTCATTTCCCATGTATCTTCCTCTTCATCAGGAACTTTAATATCAGCCAATACTTTTGATATTTCATCAGCTAAATTAGCAAACCACCCACTGTATGCATTTGCTTCTTTTACTAACTCTTCCAACGAATTTACGTCTTGTTTTTTATTTTCCATCGTTTTTTCTCCTATTCATCTCTTTCTTTCTCATATCCTGCAATTGCTCCAGCAAATAACGTGACTGCAGGAACAACGATATCGATTCGAGAAACCCCTAAGACATTCAACACAAAAATCGTGTACGTCATTAGTTGCCAAAAAATTACCCATAATTGATTCGTTTTCATTTATTTTTCATTCTCCTTTTCTAATTCCAAAAAATATCTTCAATCCATCCAACTGCTTCAGTAATAACATCCCCAATCCAATTAACGATATAGGCGATGACGGGAGCACAACCGAAGAGTAAGGCAAACAGGATTAAAGATATAAGCAACATTATAGCCATGCAAAACACCGTCATTACAAAACACATAGTTAACCTCCTTTTAAAAAGCTATAACTCCTAATAGTTCTAAAACGCAAAGAACCAAAAGTACAATAACCATAATTAAACCAATTATGAACGCTGCAAGTTCGCTTTTTCTCTCTATCCATCCCAAAAGTAATACTACAATCAAACTACAAATGATTTGAGTTAAGATTTTCATTTAATCTACCTCCCTCATCAGCGCTTATTAAACCAAATTGTTCAATCGTTGCTCCAAACTACATCTCAAATCAACCAAAGAATCTATATCTTTCTTCCACTGCCTTCAACGCTGTTTCAAATCCAAACAAGAAAGCAAATCGTTCATCATAGCTCATCTTTTCAAGATGTTCATAATTAATATCTTTCTGGAATTGTTTCAACGCTCTGTCATACATCAACATGTCCTTGTATTTACAATGCGCAATAATCAAGTAATGCACATCGTTTTTTAATTTTTCAAATTCATTTTTAGCCAATTGCTTTCACCGCCTTTTCTAGATTCGCCAAATTTTCTACAATACGGTCTCGAATATGAGCTGCAACTGAGTACGGGTCTTTCATAAATTTAATCAGCGTGTTTGCATTCACTTTTAACGCTTTAGAAGCAGCTAACATCTTCTCACTCGAATCTTCAATCATTCCATGAATGTAAGTAATAGCTTCTCCGTAATTTTCACCCATATACTTAAAAGCAACCTTACTAACTCTCTCTTGATACGGGTCCTTCACGATAGTCCCTTCGATAGCATGTTCTTTTATAAATTCCAAGACTTCATTTGGCGTTTTAAAATGCATCGCTTGTTTAATGTCAGTTGTAAATTGATGCGTATATCGTGGATGGTTCTTTGCAAGATATCCCATCATGCTTGAGTAGTCATTGATACGTTGGAAGTACCATTGTGGATATTTAGCATCTCTAATGACATATAATTTAATATGATTCATGTTTATCCCTCTTTAAAACGGTAAATCTTCATCAGTAACGTTGAATGTTTCTCCGTTCGCTGTAAAAAGGTCGTTATTTGCAAAATTTCCGACTGTATTCGCGTTTTTATTACCGTTGAATGTATTTACATATCCACCTTCAAAACCCTCTCTACTGCCTTCTAATTGGTTTGTAGCGTTGCGCGCTTCTAACAAGCTAAAGTTTTCTGCTAGTACCTCTGTCACATATACCTTTTGTCCTTGTTGATTTTCATAGTTGCGTGTTTGAATACGCCCTTCAATCCCTACTAGTGAGCCTTTGTGTGTAAAGTTCGCAAAGTTTTCCGCCGCCTTACGCCACATTGCGCAGTTAATAAAATCTGTTTCCTTTTCGCCATTTTGGTTCTTAAAGTTTCTTTCTACCGCTACCGTGAAACTAGCGTATGCCGTTCCGTTCGATGTATAGCGTAAATCTACTGCCCTTGTTAATCGTCCTACTAATACTACGTTGTTAATCATTGTCTACATCTCCTATATATTTTTTCCATTCGTCCAAATTTCCCTTTTGAATCTTGTTCACTCGTTTAAACTCTTTGATTGCCTGCGCTTTGAGTGGCAATACGCCCTCTTGTCGCGCCTCGTCTGTTACTGGAATAAAATATCCAGTACGTCCGTTTCTTACTCCTACAATCACGATGCCGTAATTGTTGATTAACTGGTCTATGATTTTCTTCACTCGTCTTGTAGAAAGTCTTGTCTTTGCTACGATGTCTTTTATATTCACTCGGCGTTCGTCACTAATCGGGATAAGCGATAGGACTACCTTTTCAATTGGTGTCATTTGTTTAGACATAGCTATATAACCAATCTCCTTTCTGTTTCTTAACAGTTACTAGAGGGATTCGGTAAAGGTTCATAAACATTTTTCGTTTCATTCTGAATTCAGTCGTTTCTATCCCTTTTACATCAATGTATGTGATACTACCATCGTTTTTCATAACTTTGAAATCCGCTACGTAAGTGATAGCACGTATTTTCTTCTTGACCCCTTCTATTTCTAAGTAAAACGATTCTTGCAACATAATTTTTATTTGTCGTTCAAACCCTAAAATTTGACGTTCCGACACTTGTTGTTTTAAGTGTAAGTAATAATCGCCTTCCGCTTTGCTATCAAACTTGATACCGTCAATTTCTACTTTCTTTGCGTTGTACTTTGAATATCTCCTAAACATTTATTTATTAGTTGCTCCCTCTCTTTCTTTTGCGCCCTGAATAAGTTTTCTCTTTCTTTCAAGATAGCCTTCATCCGTCGTTTTCAAGTTGGCGATTTGTTTAACTAGTTCCGCGTATCTTTTTGGATTAGACTTGTAAAACTGTATTTCTTTTTCTTCCTCGCTCATTTATCCTCCTGTTATTTTGCCCAGTTGGGTACAATCTCAACATAACCACCTTTTTTATAATTAGTCGGTTTGTTTTTCTCATGTCGTTCATCACTCGCTTGTACTTGTTCTAGTGTTGTAATTCCGTTTGCTTTCCACTTGTCCCATATACCTCGCATGTACAAAAATGGGTTTTTTGCTCCGATAGAACGTTTAAAACTCTCTAGAATCATTTCTTTTCCATAAACACCTAGCTTTTCTTTTAATTCAAGTTGTACTATTGAGTTAGCTACCCCGAAATTTCCTTGATATATTTCAATCAATTCTTGTTCATCATTGTTATTTGAACCACCACCAGTCACCAGTTCTTTATCTGGTTTACTTTCTTCTGGTTTAGTTTTATTTAGTTTTATTTTATTTAGTTTTATTTTATTTAGTTTTATTTTATTGCCATCAAATGCCATTGGTTCGCCATTAGTATCGCATTGGCTTTGCTTTAGCATTGCTATAGCATTGCTATCATTTTGCTTTGGCATTGCTATAGCTTTGCCATCAGCATCGCTATCATTTTGCCTGTTTTCCCATCGTTTTTCTGCGCCTTTTTTCCCTGCTTCTGCTCGTTTTTTTCTTTTTGCGTCCATCATTTCCATTCGCTCATTAAAGCTATCTGAATAGAAATATTTACCATCTTCCGTAAATTTGAATAAGTCGTAATTTTCAACAACTTGTTTTACTTTTTCGGCATCTACTCTTAAGTCAAAAGCTAGTGTGTTGTAATCGATTGTGCTTTTGTAGCCTTCTTCTTCTCTTAATCGTTCAATCAACATGAAGAAGATTCCATAGCCTTCCGCACCTAACCCCATTCGAACCTTCATTAATTTGTCCGAATTTCTTGCGTTGCTATCGTGTGAGAAATAACTTCTCATTCGGTACCTCCTTTCTCCCTATTTACCGATTCTTAGTTCTTTCACTGCCTCCTCGTTTAGTAGGATTGGCTTGATATGATATTTATTTTCAAATGCGATTTCTCCTATCGTGTGCCGTTCCGTGTGGTGAGTTCTGCATAGGCAGTAGTAACGTCTGTTTGCGTGGTCTATCATGTTTCGATTGTTTCCCATTCCTACCGCATCTACGTGATCTACATCGCTATGTTGTTTCCCACAAATAAAGCACGTCCGATATTTAACAAACAGAAACGCTAGACGGGATATGTCAACCGCTTGATAGTATTCTTTGAAGTGAAATGGTATGTCGTTTTGGAAACAAAACTCGATAATCAGTTCAATCAGTTGATTAGCTTGAGTAATGTTACAGTGGTTCATCGCTAGGCTTAACCCTTCCACGTTGTACAATTCACTGTAATACGCTTTGAACATATCCTTTACCCACTCCAACGGATAACCTGTATAATCGCTCACATCTCCAAACAACGCGTGAATAAATTTCTGTTGTTTAGGTGTGATGCTACGTTTATCAATAACCGTCACTTTCAAGCGGATATTTTCGCCTTTATCTGTTCTTCTTCTAGCTTCTGTAAGATTGAAATCTTCTTCTAGCGCTATCTGTATATCTTGTTGATTAACCGCCTTGAGTTTCCCCTCGTAATCCATTACGCCCCTTCACGCGTTCCTGTTAAAGGTTCGGGAATACTTTGCAACATCTTAATTGCTCTATCTAGCAAAGTATCGCTCCATTCTTCAGTAGGTGCGCCTTGAACTTTAGATTGCATTTCTTTGAATTTCTCGAATCGTTCGGGTGTTGACTCTGCTAGTTGTTGAATATAATCACATTTAGATTGTTTTTCTGCGCTGATTTGAGGCCCTTTCTTTTTTCTTCCGTTACCGCTTGCCTCGTTTCCGTCATCGTCTTTGTCTGATGTGATACCAAACACTGCGCTCAACGCATATCTTTTAGCGTATGTAATTGCACTACCGTATGCTTGAGGTGTTTGTTTTTCAGGCTTCATTCTCACGCTAGGAAATTCAATATATTCCCCTGATTGATGCAGAATAATCGTTCCTACTTCAACATTTCCGTTTTCATCACCACTTGCATACTGCATGAACGAAATCCCTAACGGTCCTGCTGCTTCTGTGATTGCTTCAACTACATTTTCTAAAGGTACATATTTACTTTTAAAAAAAGGGTTGTTTGCATCTTTTAATGGTTGTTTTAAATTCTTCTGAAATTCAGACATTGCTTTTGATAAGTTTTCAATGCTCTCTGATTTGTTTAACATGGTTCACTCTCCTGCTGTTAAAATTGATGAGTCTAAATAATTTTCTTTCAAGTATTCGTCTATGTCATCCTCGTTAACGTAATCGCCACCTAAATTGTAGTAATTACATTCCTCGTCTGTTTTTTCTCCTTTCCAGTCATACGCTCTAATGCGTGTCACTGGCGGTTCTGTTAAATATAGGTTTCTTAGATATTCTTCCACATCGTCCTCAAGAACTTTATCCTTTCCGATAATGCGATACTGGTCTCCACGATAGATTTCCATTCCCTGCCAATCGTATCCGTAAACTTTATCCTCAGGCGGTTCAAGATATCTATTGTGTAATGCTTCAAAACTGCCGTACATTGTGTTATAATCTCCTTGAAAATATTTATTTTTTAGTCAGCGTTCCCGCGCTGGCTTTTTTTGTTCCACGTTTCCTGAAAATCAGGTTCCACGTATTGCCCACTTCTAATTAGATTTACTTTTGATTCGTGTTGTTCAACCGCCTTTCCTACCAAGAGCACAATGCTCATCATTGCGATAATGATTCCAAATGCTAAAATGTACCACCCTAGCATCCATTTCATGAATGGGATGAATTGTACCCTCGTTTTTCTTCTTCGTTCTGTTCTCATCGTCTTCTCCTTCCGTCCCATACTCTTTGTATTTCATCAATCATGCTCGCTTGATATTTGTATGGGCGTGTATCTGTTCTTCTTGCTGCAACCACCACTGGATGGTTTCTAATTTCGCTTTTGTGCCACGAACTGGAACTCGTCCCAATCGCTTCACACAACTCTTCGGTCGTTATCCACCTTTGATTACTTCTTGAGTCAATAAACGGTTTTATTAATCCAACAAATTTCTCTGGGTTTCTTTTTACGACTTCGAAGAATATCGGTTCGTAATAATCAAGCGTTGATTGTTCCATGGTTTAAACTCCTTTCGTTTTTTTCATTTGGTCCAAAAATAGTTTTATTGGGTCGTCTCTTAAGAGGTGGCCTTTTTAATTTTCCAGAAGCAAAAACACCAACTTAGAAAATTAATTTGTAACCAAGACTCTACGTACTTGATTCCATCTTCCTCGTAAAATGTCATGTAATGGTGCATTTATTTCATCTCCTGACTAATCATATTTAGGGGTAATTCTGACTCTAAAACCTTCTGCACTGTCAATATCTTCTGCCGTGATGACTGCAATGGTTTTAGGATTTTCTTCGTCTGTTTCTACGACGATTTTTGTGATATCCGTTAACGCTTCTACATCCATTCGTATCACCTCCTTTTTTGAAATTGATATTCCCTATTTGTGAAACTAGTGTTATAATATCCTTGCCTACCTCTTTCAAATCCTTGTAGGCAGAGAGGATGATGATGATGAAAATATTATTATCAGAATTTTTGAAAGGTACTGTGTCTCAGTAGAGTTTGGATTCATTTGTAGGTTTACCTTTTGCCTACCGCACCTGGCTAGCAGGGTTCAATAGGGGGAGTTAGCTTTTTCGGTCGTCTTAGCTATACGACCAAACAGAACAATAAATTAGCTGCCGTTGAGAAAATGGCGGAAAAGCTAGTCTCTAAAATCGAGAATCAAAATCTATTTCAACTACAGTGCCAGGGGCGATACTGGCGAAGTGTTGTTGGTTACCGTTATTAACTTGAGCAGAACAATTTCCGTAGCGTGTCTTATATAACGGATAAGACGCGTTTTTTTATTTAAAAAGTTCATTCAAATTAATATCCTCTCCGTAAAAGTCTTTTAACTTCTTCAACACTTTGTAACTAGGCTTCATAAAATCATTTTCGATTTTCACGTAATACGATTTACT